GCCAGCGTCCCGGACGGGGACAGCCGCAGGAACACGTTCCCACCGGCAGCAGGGGGCGAAATCGTCACGGTCGCGCCGGTTGCCGGGCTGGCGTACTGCGTTGAATCCGCGGTGCTCGTCAGTTGCCCCTGAAGGAACGTCACCAGCGTAGACAGCGCAGCCCGCGCGTCATCGCCAAGCGAAGCGCTTCCGATGGCGATCTGGTCCGCAGGAGATAGCGTCGTGACTGCGATGAACTGATTGATTGCGCCGGCCATGTCATCCCCTAACGATCAGATTGCCATTTGGCCCAACAACCCACGGGCCTTCTGTGGCGCCAGGGAAATAGGGGTTTTGTGGGTAGCCAAAGCGCCACGGCGTATTGCCAGCGCCAAGCGGCAGCGAGTCGGGCAGTTGCTGCCGGCCGGGCATTGCAGCGGCCACGCAAAGCGATTTGTACGCGTTGTTGGCCTCGCCGATGGTGGCGGGCGACAGTTGCTTGCCCTTGCCTGCCGCGATGGCGACCGCGAGGTTCAGGATCACGGCGAGAACCGCATTCAGCGGGATGCCGCTCGCCACGTTCAGGTCGGTAGGCGGGGACAGGCTGATGTTGTAGCCCAGCTCGATGCCGTCATCAGCCCAGCGAGCCATCATCATGTCCATGCGCCCGCAGGCCCACAGCAGTTCCTCCGGGTCGAGATCCCAGACCCAGCCGGCGATTGCCAACTCGGCGTATGCGCCGCGGACTAGATCGCCCTTGGTGTACACAGTCAGGCCTTAGCCAGCCACTCGGCCAGCTTCTCGGCGCGCTTCGCAGCACCCCAGCGGGCATCATCCTTGAACCCCGCGGCGACGGCTTCAGCCAGTCCGGCGAGTTCGGCAGGCTCTGCCGCTTTGGGCTCCGCGGCGGCCTGTTCTGCCTCTTCAAGCGCGCGTTCTTGCATCGCTTCCACCGCGTCCGCAATCGAACGGCGCCAGCCGTCACGCTTGAGAGCGATGTATTCCTCGTGAGTCACGAGGCGCGAATCCCAGGTCACCGACGAATCGATGCCGTCTTTGACGGACCCCGGGCAGCGGTAGACGTAGGCTCGATCCATTCGTTTGCTCCTTGCTCAACGCACCAGTCGATGCGCTGGGAAAGAAGCCGGGCAAGCAGCGAAGCTGCCCGGCAAAGTGGCCCGAAGGCCACGCGGAGGAGATCAGGCCTGGTTGAACAGTTGGATGCCGCACATTTCCGGGTTCAAGACGCCAACACCGAATGGGCAATCGAAGCGGTACTTGACGTTCAGGTTGTCAATCGACCCCTGCTTCGTCATGATGACTTCCATGCCGCTGTCGGTGCTGCCACGCATAACTTCCATGCCAACACCAGTCGGGACGGCGTAGGTGCTCGGCAGAAGCTCGATGCAGTCCTGCTTCCAGAACGGGTTCGCCGAAGCCGCCGTGGTGTTCAAGAACGTCAGCGCGGCGCCGTTGGCAGGAGTCGCGGTGCAGTTCTTGTACTGAATTTCGGCTTGGGTCGGGCTGGAGTCGGCCGAAATAATCGGGGGCGAGAACTGAATCACGCCGGAGCCGCCCGCACCGGAGACGATGCCGGTGATTCGGAAGGTCTTCGGCTGGCCGGTGTCCTGCTTGGTGATCATGTGGACACTGTTGACGCCCGCGATGGTGAAAGCGTCTCCGACTTTCACCGTGCCCGAAGTCACCGCAATGGTGATCGTCATGAAGCGGTTGTCAACGTTCGCCGTTTCGCCAGTTAACGCCGTGCTCGTCGCACGAGGCACATATCGACGATTTGCCGCCGTGGCATCGTTGATGGTCACACCGACACCCAGCGCGGAGGTCAACCGGAAGCCGTAGTTCAGCTTCAGCACCTCGAACCCGGCAACATCGCCGTTCACCATCGCACGCTCGTAAGCGTTCGTCGGCTTCTGGTTGATGGTCTGCCGGCCTGCAAGGTTTGACGCCATGCCGTTGTAGTCGCGCGATTGGTAGGCGACGCGTCGATTCTCCATGTCCACGCCCAGCTCGTTCATGATCGAGTCGAGCTGTGCCACGTCATCAAAGCCAGTCGCGGCCACGGTGCGCCGGCTCACAAGCGTGCCGAAGATCGCAACCGCGTTCAGCACGGCCAAGTTGACATCGGAGCCGAGACGTTGGCGCGCCGCGTCCGAAAGCCGGCCCTGTTGCAGCATGTCGCGGAGTTCAACCGCGTTCAGACTGAACGGAACGGACTTTTTGAAGCCTGCGGCGTTGACGGGGACCGAAAGCTGCGTTTTGGTGTTGAAGTTCGCCGACTGGTCGATGCCATCGTAGGAAGGCAAGACATAGGGCATCGGCCGCCAGATGGTGTCATTGGTTCGCTCCATCGTGGTCTGATCGAAGCGCGTCACCGTGACGGCTTTTGCCAAAACCTCGTTTTCGCTGAAGCCCTCAAGCACCTTCTCGAAGAAGACGACTTCTTCTTTGTTTGCTGAAATCGGCATGATCGTTCCTTTACGCGGCCGCCTCGGCCTGCTTGATGCGCTTCTTCAGCGCCATGACGTTATCCATCCGGCCGGTCTGCGTGGCTTCCTCGCGGGCGCGTTCCAGTTGCTGCTGGAGACTGCCAATCGCTCTGGTGTTTCCTCGCACCACCGTTTCCGGGGCTGGCGTAGCTTTCTTCGGGGCTAGGGTCATCTTCGTCTCGATCTCGCGTAGTTCAGCAGCCAACAGCAGCGGGTCCGTGATCGCCGAAACCCGCTTCAGCGCCGAGGGGTTCGCCCCCAGCGCCGCCACGAGTTCCGCACGCTTGCGACCGACCCTCAGAAGCACCGCCAGTTGCGGCGGGCTCATCGCATCGGTCACGTTCGCCTCAAGGTCCGCAAAGTTCGGGACTCTCTTTGCAAGCGTGGTCTTCTCGGTGTCGAAGGTCGTCAGGGTCTGCTGCCATTCCTCCGCATTGCGGCGATTGGCGGCTTCCTGTTCTTCCTTCGCCCGGTCGATCTTGGCCTTCGTCTCGAAGTGGCTGCGGACAGCCGCCCGAAACTTCTCCTCGTCCCCGTCGATGCCGTCATCGAACAAACCCGGCTCGCGGCCCAGGACCGGGAGGCCCTGAGGTTGCGGTCGGCTCTGCTCTTCAGCGGCCCGGGCTCGCCTCTCGGCGTCCCGTAGACGGTTGCGAAGCTGCCGGATGACCGGCGTTTCCTGCTGCGTCTCTTCCGCAGGCGTCTCGCCCGCGATCTGAACTTCGACTTCGCCCTCGCCGGCTGCGTCGTTGGCGGACTCGGTAGGCTCCGGCTGCGTTTCCGCAGGAGCGGCCTCTACCTCGTCGGCTTCGACGCCTTGGATCTCGGCTTCCGGTGCGACTTCAAGCTCTTGTGACATTGATGACCCTTCTCTCGCCCCTGCGCCGGGCGGTAGCGTGGGCGCATCATAGCATTACGCTATTGCGGCGGGTCAAGTGATAGGCAGAAGTCAACCCGCGACGGGCTGGAGTGGCTATGCTGCTTGCTATGAAAATCGTTGACAAACACGAACCGCGCGAGTTCAGCGCCATCACCACCGTCAACAGTCCGCGTCTGTCTGTCGGCAGCACTGTGACCATGCAACTTGCAGACAAGCGCTGGTGGCGCCGGCTGGCGTTCTGGCTTCTCAGGATGGGCAAGCCAAGACGGCCCGTGACGTATCGCGTGACCGAGGTTACGGACACCACGTTTACCATCGACATGTCGCGGCGCGATCAAAGCGGATCATGCCCAAAGTCAAAGCACCGAAGACAATCGGGTATCAACTAAAGCCGGGCGACTTCTTCACCGTCGAAGGCTGCGGCAAGAGCGCCAAGGGGCACACTGTCATGGGTGGCCGCAACGTGACAACTGGCCGCAAGATAAAGGTCAAGACGTTGACCCGATACCGCGTGACGCCGACGGCTCTTGTCCTCAAAGTGCGTCCGGCTGCTAGCTTTTCTGTTGAGGAGCTGACGGCGTTTGACTCTGTTCTGTCCGGTTTTGAGCAGACTGCTGGCGCCTTTGTGGATCGGCTGACCGGGGGCTTGACTTCTTCGCCGGTCTGGCGCCCGAAGCCATACGTCCGCAAGCCCTAGACCGGCCCCGATAGCGGCTGCTGCTGGACCTCCATCACAGCCTGCAGCGTCCTCAGCGTCTGTTCCTGCTGCTCGCCGTCCGTCTCCGCGATGGTCTTGGCAGTCTCTGCTTGAGCCTGGCCCGTCTTCGCCACTGCGAGGCCAGCATTGGCGCGAGCCTTCGCGGCTTCGGCCATCAGGAACTCCTGATTCGCGTCCGGGCCTTGGTTTTGCTGCTCGGCGGCCAGTTCTTCGGCCTCCTCGGGCGTCGGCTTCGCCATGCCAGCACGAAGCAGCTTCTTACGGAAGTACGGCCGGTATTCGGCCATACCCTCGCCGTCCATGTTGTATAGGATGATGTTCTCAAGCGCCGCGGCAGTCTGCGGATCTTTGGTGACCGCGAGCATGCTCGTCAGGTCGCGCACGATGGCAGTGCGACGGCTTGCCGACGACGGGCCAACATCCACCACGACTTCGGCGTAGGCGTTGGCAAGGTCGTTGCGCTGGAATTCCTGGCCTTCATCGTCCACCGCTGGCGTGCCAAGTTCGACGTATTCCATCTCGCCCTGTTTGCCCATGCCTTTCAGCCGCTCATAGCCACCCGGGCGGATGTCGCGCTGCATCGACAGCCACACCTCAGCACACCTCCGCTCAGTGACGGCATAGTTGCTCATGTAGATGAACGCCTGCATGTCCAGCCGCTGCTGGACGAGTTCAACGGCTTTTCCGGAGACGTTCGAAACGATCTCCTCGGCGTTGGCCTGGTTGCCCAGCACTTCCTGTAGATCGCCCTCGATCAGTTGCGCCAAAGCAGCCAGAGCCGGAGGGATGTTCGGGGCTTTGGTGTAGCCGACCGGGCCGCCGCCGTTCACCACGTTGCCCTGATCGTCCTTCGCCATTTCGGCGAGCAGGTACGGGAAATCCTGGGTGTTGTCCGTCTCCCATAGCTGCTTGATGAGCGGGTTGCTGATCTGCGACGGGGTAAAGATGGGCTTCTCTTGCGTCGTTCGGGCCGCGTATTCCGCCAGCTTGGCCCGAACCATGTTCGCCAGCCGCTGGGCATCCTTCGCCATGCGGACATGGCCGTGGAATCGCTCGTTGCCGTCGATGTAGTAGCGCTGCCCGTAGAAGGGCACGATGGGAATGCAAGTGCCCGCGATGTAGCCGCAGTCCTTCAGCACCTTGCCCCCGCTCAAGATCCACTTGTGGACCCGCTTACGCTTGAGCTTCTTTTCCTCGACCTCTCGAAAGCCCGTGACAATCAGCGTATCGAGGATCTCGGGGCTGTCCTCAAGGACATCCTCCTCATACTCGATCCGATCCCCGTCGAAGCCCTCAAAAACCCGCTTCGTGTAGCGCTCGACCTCGACTTTGTAGTATTCGGCGACGTAGACAACCTCGGCCGTACACCAGTCGAAGTAGGTCATCTGCACGTCGCGCGGCCACGTAGCGGGGTCGTCGCCCCACTCGTCCATGTAGCCCTGCCGAGACATGCCCGTGAGCAGCCAGCAGCGCTTAGCGTCTGCCTTGTCCTGCCGCTTGGCCTCAAGGTCATAGTACACGCACGAGTCAGCCTCGAATACGGGCTTGAACTGCACAACCTGGGACTTGTCGTCGGGGTTGTCCTCGTCGGCGTAGGCCGTGCAAAGCCGCACCGCACCCATGCCGCCGCGCATGCCCTCGCTGAAGGCATTAAACCGGGCTAGCTGCGCGT